TAAGGATAAGAACTGTTACCAATGTGATCCCCCAAGATAATAGAGGTATAAGTATAAGAAAAGGTATCCATTTAAGAAGGGTACTTTCTATTAATAAAATCTTTTTCCACATCCTCCTTCTCCATATTAATTATATGAGCATCATTAACATCTATATGATAGAACTCTTCATTAGTAGTGTACTTAGTATTAAGTTTAGCTACTCTTGAATTTTTAACAGTAAGTCCATCAATGAACCATGCTTGCTTACAATCACTACGAAACACAATGAAAGTTAATGTACCTTCAGATCCATTACGTATCCATTTATCTACAATCTTATGCTTCCTATATGGAATACGTACTTCCATCCATTCATTAGGCCATTGACGAACCCAACTATATTTAATTTCAGTTTCAAAGAAAGCAGGTACACTATCTTTCTTACATGTTATATCCACTCCATACGTTTCTTTTAAATCTACATTTGAATATCCATTTCTTTTTAACCAGCTTCCCATAACACCATTTGATAATGGATCTGCTTTGTTATATAACTCTTGATCAAACTTCATTAATCATCTCCTGTATCAAACGGGTTATCTATCTCTGTCATTCTACCAGTTTTTCTATCATAAAATAAATGAGTAGTCACTCCTGTTTCTCCTGTATATCTATTCTTTAGTATACGAATAGTTGTTGTGTTAGATAATATAGGATCATCGTCTTGTTGATTTCTTTCCAATGCTATTACGGAGTCAGACAAGTGTCCGATGCTGGCCGATCCTCTGAGATGGCTTAAACTTATTTCCTTCCCATCCTCATGTCCTCTATCTCCAGAGGGTCTACGTAAATGTGATACTAATAATAAGCATACCCCTGTTTGTTCTACTAACGATCTTAGCTTGGTCATTAATATATCTATAGACTTTCTTTCATCTGTATCTTCTTGTCCACTAACTAAAATACTTAAGTGATCTAAGAATATCCATTTAGTATCAAGGGCTTGTGCCATGTACCTGACCCGTGCAAGAATCTCGTCATTGTTTATTGAACCGAAGTGATCGAATGCAAATATTCTTCCACTCCCTATTGTGTTCTCTTGCCACTCTCTTAACTCCTCATCACTGTAACCTTCTCTAACTTCCTTGATGTACAAACGAGCACTCGCTTCTACAGACATAATATTCCATGCAGTATGTTTAATCCCTTCTTCCAATGCAAGAATACCAATGTTATCTTTTGTGTTACGAAGAATGTGATGCATCAGCTCTCTAGTTATAGATGACTTTCCCATTCCAGCACCACTACAAAATGTAATTAGTTCTCCGGTTCTCATTCCATAAGTTTTATCATTCATCTTAGACCAAGGATACAAACAAGTTTCACAATACTCTTCCTCAAAGAGAGACTCACCTAAATCTTTCAGGTTAATAATTCCTGCTGGTGTATATGGTTTAGCACCCCACCAATCTTGTGTAAATACTTCACGTTGCCCCATCTTAAGATACTCATTAGCATCTTTATGTTCCATCCTCATGATCTTACATTTATTAGGAGCAAACAACTGAGCTACTTTTTCAGCAGCCTCTTGACCTTGCTTATCCATATCAAAACAAATAACAACATTATCATATGCATCCAGATAATCGAAGGCTTCTTTACAATCTCTTAATGCTCCTGCTGCCCCTGTTTTTATGCTAACACTGGGCCACTTAGATCCCATAAGTTCATAAGCACTCATCGCATCTACTTCGCCTTCACAAATTGTAATGTACTTTGCTTTCTGTGTAAATATATTCTGTCCAAACAATACAGCGTTAGATAATTCTCCTTCCACCCACATACGCTTATCTTTTGTCTGTCTTATTTTATTTCCTATGTGTTCATTATTATTATTATAATAACTATATAGATGATGGGTAGTTATGTTGCCATCTCGTTTAATTTTAGTATTAAATTTCTTGGCAGTCTCTAAAGATATTTTACGTTCGGGAATCTCTCCCCACTCTCCAACTGTAGCCATAGATTTTACCTTTGTCCTAGATATAGTTACGACATTATCATCAAACCTAGTTTGACAAGAGAAGCACCATGAATATCCTGCCGTATGATTAACATTGGCATCGCTAGAGCCACAAGCAGGACATGCTCCACGATCTAACCATTTCTGTTGTTGCATTATACCCCCGGCCCCGGCCAAGTACCATCTTCAATTTCTTTCATTCGTTCACTCATTATTTCATTTGTAAAACTTTTTGGAAAATCATATCGTTTAGTAATGACAGCAGTAGGTATAGCTAACAATCCTCCATAAGTCAAGTCATCAGGATCATTTTCATTTATACTTGATGCAAGTGTTACATATAACTTTTCATCTTTAATCAAGATACCAGCAGATCTAATCTTCATGGGCTTTAAACTGTCTGCTTCTTCTTGATCTTTCCAGTTAGCATCTTCATACTCTACTGAATCAATCCATTCTATTATAACTATTTTATTCGTTGTCATCTGGGAAGGTGTCCTTTATAAAGTTATCCACAAATGTTTCTTTATCAGCCATGATATCATCTGTTTCTTTTCGTGCCATTCTTTTTGACTCTCGTAAATTATATCCTTCTCTTTGATATTGTTTGGAGATGTCTCTAAATATTCGTTGTCTTTCTTTTTGTACAAAAGTTTTACTCATATCATAATCCTAAATCAAATTGATCTTCTTCTAAATTATTATGTACCCTATCCCATACTTCTTTACGATAGGAACCATGCTTTGCAATCCATTCTTTTAAAGATAGATGTGCTGCATCTTCTTCCATTTCAAGTAACCAATCTTTTACTCTGCCCATTAGCTTTCCTTTCACCTATTCTCTGGATCTTCCATCAATGCCCAACCACTCATACCACTAGGGAATTTATGTTCGGGGTCTATCTTTCTTCGTAAAGAATATATTTCATCTTGTAATATTTTTATTCTTTTGTAAGCACGATTCAATTGCTCTTGTAATTCTTTAACATTTCTTCTTAACTCTGCTTCGATGTCCATTAATAACTCCTTTCATAAAATAAATGAGCACCTACTGTTCCTATGAAAAACATATCTTTCACCCAGTATGGATTTATATGTCTAGTATGATAATGAGTAGCTCCCCATACATCTTCAACAACTGCCCCTTCCATAGCCAGTGTAGCTATATCTGTGGCTATTGTATGTGCTTGTTTTTCATACATAATTTCTTTCTTACCATCACAAAAGTAAGAGAAAGAACAAGCATTCAAACGAGGATGTCCTTTCCATTCATGTACTACTTCACAAATAGTATCAGGATAATTATCTTGTCTAACTCGTTCAAGAATAACATTAGCTATTGCTAACTGTCCTATTTGTGGTTCGGAACGTCCTTCAAAATAGATAGCTTCAACCAAACAATAATGATTTTGTTCATCAGCTTGTAATGTTGAAGGATATAATAATAACAACAACCATATACTTAATATTATTTTTTTCATTTAATGTAACCTATGTAAAGTTATATCTGTAAAGTCTAAGAATGAAGTGGGAACTCCGTTATCATAACACATGGTTTCCATATATCTCCATGCAGTAACCTTATCGGCAAAGATAATTACAGCTCCTTCTTCATCCGTTAAAACTTCAGGCAATAATTCTTCAGGATCGTTTCGTGCTATCACCCACATATAAGTTTCCTTTTATGTTTAACCTTCCTATTATAAATCATTTTATTATCTACCACTCTCTTTCTCCACATAGGATCAGAGAGTTGTGCCGCAACTGGATTGTTCTTGCGTTTACCTAAAACTTTCTGATCTTTCATAGTCTTATTCCTTATTATAAAGTCTACTAAAGAATGTATTATCAATCGGAACATCCTGCCATTCGTCAGAATCATCTTTATCCAAGAAAATATTCCAATAAGATTCACTAACTTGCAATGATGCTTGTTGGTGAATTAGTTCTTCGTCATCCTTGTACTCTTCTTCTTCTGTTTTGTTCTCAGGTATGGTGAAGTCACCCATTAAAAAGTTTATAGGATAATCTAATATTTTATATTCCAAACCATCATAGCCACAAAATTCATCTATCATATCAGCTAAATTTTCTGGGTCGTTTGAATAGAACAAACCTATAGCAAGTTTATTCTCTTTTCCTCGTACTAAAAATTGTGATCCTAGCATAGTCTTATTCCTTATGCGGCTAATGCAAGCCATTGTGGTGAGTGCAACATCTTACGTACCTTCTCTTCTCTAACACCTATGGTAGAGTGAGATGGCCTGTCACCGTTACCACTATAGCCAACTATCTTATCGTGACTAGACCAACAAGTAGCAGCCTGATAAGCAGTCCATAATGTACCTGCATTTCGAGTAGCATATTTTTCATAATGTCCTTGACCATGCAAGTGACGGTTCTCCTCATCAAAGATCTTCATAAGATTAGATAGCATAACTTTATTAGCTACTGTCTTACGAGCAACATTATCTGTTCTCTTAGCCAAGGTATGAGTAAACAGGTTGATTACATTATCACGACTGACATCTGTATGATACCAATCTTTCATTTGCTTTAAGCCATCATTAGCTATATATTTTCCTGCTGCCCTAATCTTTGCAGCGAATGCAGGAATACTAAAATTCTTAGTGTGTCTGCCATAAACATAAGCTAACTTATCACCAGATACTAAGGTGTTCCAACAGAATCCTCTCCATAGACCCATCATTCCATTGTTAGCCCATGTTCTGTTATGGGAAGTCCGAAAGATAAACTCTGGTATAACCTCATCTTTGTTCGCAAGACGTAAAGTATGTGCAGGAAACTTAGCCCGTAGCTCTAGCTTGGCACCATTATCATGCACATTAGTTTCAAACTCAGCATTGGTCATGTCCATACCTGACATATCAAGTGCTGCCTCCACACTGGATACTATATCTTTATATTGAACAGGTTCGTATGCTTCTGTTACTATAGCAACAGGCTTATTAGTATCAGTACGTCTTAACATTACCCCCATGTCTCTTGATAAAGGT